GGTGTGCATGCAGGTAACTGTTTTACACTAAACAGCTTCCGGTTGTTATAAACCGTGCATTTACCGTGATAATGGTTATATATCACTGTCGTTTAATTGAGATGTCAAATTGCCAAAGAAATCTGATCCAACGATATCCTTGTAATAATCGTTAATGGCATCGTCAGTTAGCTTATATCTATTCTTAATTAAAACCAGAGCTCGATCTGGTGCTAAATAACGGGTCGATTTCCTTTCTTGAGACAACATGAGTTCACGTTGGTCCTCAAAGTACTCCATAGGCTCAAGTGCATCAACATCAATTGGATCAGCTTCAAAACGTGTAGGTGTATGTTTATGAAAAGCTCGCTTCTTCTTATTCATCATCTTATTATAATCCTCAACTTGCTTTTCATCATACTCAATTTGCTTAGCTGATCGTATGTACGCTTTTGCGTACTCCTCAAAAACTGGTAATCCTATAGCCCAGCTATTGATTTCCTCTGCCATCGATTCAAGTAATAGTTTAGCATGATATGCATTATGTGCAGTCACTAAACTTTCGCTATAACAATTAAGAACAGAGGTTCTATTCAACTGTCGAACAATGCGGCAGTTGTCATTAACATCCATAAGTAAATGTGTGGAGCAGAAGTCATAGGTATCATACCCTCCTATAGTCAACCTTTTCAAATACATGCCCAAACCATGAGGTATCGGTAATTTGGTTTTTGGATCGAGATTGTTTTTCCTACTATAAAAGTGGTCATAATATGCTTCGCAACCATCACTATCATTCATGAAAACGACACAATCATCGCCTTTGCACCATAAACGGTATTGCGTTTTTTCCCAGCCCATTTGATATTCAAAAATAAATCGCTGGTAGAGTGCTTGGCGTAATGTGTTGCCAAAAGTGGTGTCAGGATTGCCTGAAAAGACAGTACCCAATACGTCAACCATCAATAACACATCGCGGTTATTTTTCTCGGTTGAGTTAACAATAAGAGTTCGGTTTGTAGCGCAACTAATTGTTCGGAATATGTCTTTATCAAGCATGTGAGTGTGGTATATATCTACATTGTCGGCAATATAATTATAAATAAGATAGTCAATGTATTTATGTGCAACTGTTTGGGAATTATCATACCCTGAAATGTCAGATTGTAAAATCTTGCGCAAACCAATTTTAGCATAACTAGTAATTAGTTGCTCCATTTCGAGCCAATTCTTGGCTCCGTCACACTCATAACCAAAAAAGTTGTCCCTGAAGAGTTTCTCAAGGGCCCAAACAATAGGTCCCATCACATATTTAACAATAGTATTAGGACAACATATGCAACGATTTTTCGGTGGTTTCAATGGATCATCGCGTATCTGTTTTTCGCATTTACAAAACATAGTCCATTGTGGCTTAAAAAGTCGCATATCTTGGGGACGATCCTTAATATCTTTCAAAAAAGTATCAACCTCAAGTTTTTGTTTGGATGCAAGATGGTTATACCAGGCAGCATAGGAATATTTTTCTTCCTTAAGCTTATCTAACAAAGGTATGATTTCCTGCTCGAAAATTCTGCTGCAGAACTGGTGAAAAGTTTTCATGACTTGTGGGTCAGATTGTGCGCGAATTGATAACTGTCGGAAAGTAGCGGCAAGCAATGTTTTATTGCAATTACTGTACATAATAATCGGTAAGTCATTTTCTTTAGTGGCCAGTATTCGAAGTGCGCCGACCGTATCGCGTCCATGTCGGTTATTACATGTGCAGGTAGCTTGTTCAACTTTGAAACTACTAAAACCTTTAGCATAGCTACCAAATTGTATGGTATGGTTGGGATTAAGTGCAAAGTTATCGGACAAATCTTTGTTCATCCCATCTACTTGACATTGTTTAGTGACCCGGATAGGTTTCATAGGGTTAACATAAGTATAATTACGTGGGGGTTGAGGTATTTGCTGACCCTTGTAGTTCCTTTCGTGGATGTGTACGAAAGGAATTTTTTCAGGCACAATAGGGGTTTTAGGTGGTATGGTTAAAGGACGTGAGTCAGGTATGTCGAATAAGTTACCGAAAAAACTTGCTGGTTTACTTAACAAGTCATCAGCAGTAAGTTCAGCTTTCCCGGTGATAATTGACCCAACTCCACAAACGAATTTATCCCACCTATCAACCTCATGCATTTGCCCAGTACAAATATCATTAAGCATTTTAACACCGCGAGTATTTAACAAATTCAGTATACGCATTTGTGTAACAAAGGTTTGTTTTAGGGCCTCACGTATAATAGCTATACCTGTGATATCTGTAGTAAAATTAGGATTACGTAACGTTATGATATTTAAGGCATCATTACACCATTTCGGGGTGATGTGGCCTTTCGCTTCAACGATCATTCGTTGTACGTCGTTGAGCACTTTAATTGGTATCATGAAGTCATAACGTATACCGTTGGTTTTGATATATTTGAACGATTCGTAATTAAAACCGAAATCGTTTTTAATACTAACGCCAGAGATACAATCGTTAAGGCGTACTAATAATAATTTCCTTTCACTATTAACAGTAACAATTTTGAATTGTTCAGGTGCCGTCATTTCAGTATTAGCAAAATCCATGATGTTACCAACCTGAACAATACCATCGTTATGCTGCTTGTCAAGGAACATTTCGTCGATAGGCTGCCTAGCAACCGACTTAGTGGCAAATCGTGACATAGTAATAAAACCGCTAACGTAATCGACGTCACCCAATGGATACCTTTCGCGTACGTGAAAATGTATAAATCGTTTACGTTCACGTAAAGCACAATTCATGCACCCACCACAATCACATTCAATATTAAACAGATATACTTCATAATGATTGAGAAAAATGTATTCATGGGGGTGTTCATACGGTATGGGGTTTCCAATGACTTGCATGGTGAGGTGGTTTTTATTATAAACATAAGAACCATACTCCTCATTACCAGTTTTAATAATGCCTTTAGTGTATTTGGGCACATGCATAGTGAAAGTAGCAACAGTATTATCACAATATAATTGGGGTAACATTAGACAGAAATTCAAGACATCATTTCTAGGTATATAATACAAAACATCAGTAAAGTTAAACAAGTAATGTTTCTTCCTGTCCATGTCTTCCAAGAACTGATTAAAATTTTTAGTGGTAATGATACCACGCGCTTTTGCATCTTTGAGACATTGTTTCATTCGATTTCGTTCGGTCACCCGAACAATGTCACCTAACCCATCGAGTGGTGCGGAGACCTCACAATCAAGCCCCTCGGCGGGTAACCTGACAGATCCTCCAATATCAGCTAGGGGGCGCATGTACATACGGGTTATTTCATTAAATGCAGCAAAATGATCGATACTTCTATACTCAGAGGATTTACGTATTAGCGCAAGTGGATCATGTAAATTGCCTGTAACATGTTTAGTATCGAGCCGAAAATACTGTGGCCATTCTTTAGCCAATGTATTATTATTAGTGATTAAAGGTTGTGAAACAAATGAATGAAATGTATTATCACAAACGTCGGGTGGATAAGCATAAATAGGCTTATCAGCATGCATAGTGGTATGCTTATTATTATTAATTTTAATATTATTATAAGCTACCACATTACCATTAATCTGGTAATTCAAATCAGTCCAACTACTAGTTTTTGATAATAAAGGTGTATTGAGTACGTTACGTTTATCGCCAACTGCCTCTTCATTTCTACGTTCAATTATTTTCTTCTGGATTTCGATGATGTTAGAGGTAGTTTTATTTTTACTCTCGCGATTTCCTTCATTCTTCGACTCAACGACTGATTTATCAATAACCGTGCATTGGTTAGGCACGTTTTTTGAAACATTTTTGTCAGTTTTCTTAACGGTTTTTCCGTTAAGCGTAGTAAAACTGGACACACTATCCTTAGCTTTCTCCTGTTCTGCAAGTATAGCATCAACAAATTTTTTAATAACTACTTTAATGCCAATCTCATCAACTTGTTTACGGTTTATGGCGTGGTTAGCCATAATAGCTTCACATGTGATCTCAACGCTGGTTTCCTCCATGTTGGGGTATTCACGTATGACATGATCATGCCAATAACCATAATTAGCGTCGTAAATAACTAAGGGTTTAATGTATTTTTGAAACAACCCAATAAGCGGCTGTTCGTCCATAGTCAACAAATCTTTTATTGAATGTGTTAACATAATATGTGCGACAAATTTATCTATGTATAATCGATTCAGCGGTGCTGTGTTCGCATATAAGTAATTCTTGAATTTTTGCACATTGTCGGAATCGATTTTCAGTTTTGATTTTTTATAAAGTCTGTTTTTCATTCCTCCGGCAATTAAGGGGAGCAGAAAAACCTGCATATTATGAAATATTAAATTATTTTCATCA